GATGTCCCAGAAATGACTCAATATGTTAAAAATAATCAACTAAAAGATGTTCATTTACAGGATTTGATATCCAAGCTAGATTGGAATATAATACTACCAAAATAACAAAAACCTTATATATTCAACCCTATGGCATTAAAAAAAGTAGATTTCGCAGCAGGTTTTAATAAACAAAGCGTACCCTCCGCTCTTCCCGGACAATGGGTGGATGGAGATTTTGTACGTTTTAGATACACCGCTCCTGAAAAAATAGGTGGATGGGAACAACTTACACAAGCTAATGAAACAATTCCTGGTGCAGCTAGAGCACAATTAGCATTTACAAGTTTACAAGGAGAACGATATACAGCTATCGGAACTTCTCAAGGTCTATTCTTATATTATGGTGAAGCTTTTTACGATATTACTCCTTTAGATACTGCAATTACAGGAGCAACATTTGATACTTTTTCTAGTCAAAACAATGTTACTGTAAACAAAACTTCTCACGGTTTACAAGTTGGAAGATACGTAACATTTACAACAGTTACTCCTCCGACAGGATACTCCGCAACAGATTTTACAGAAGGTGCTTTTGAAATTTTAACTGTTCCTAATGACAATACTTTTACAATTCAAATGAGAGTTAATGCAAGTGGTGCAGCATCTGCATCAGGTGCAGCATCTATTAATCCTTATGTTGAAGTAGGTCCTACTTTTCAAACGTTAGGTTATGGTTGGAGCACTTACTTATGGGGTAATTCAACATGGGGCACTGAACGAGGAACTAGTAATGTAATTCTAGATCCTGGTAACTGGTCTTTAGATAATTTTGGAGAAGTATTAGTTGCAACTATTTTTAATGGTAAAACATTTACATGGAATGCAGGAGCATCTAATCCAAGAGTAGTTAGAGCTTCTTTATCAACCGCTGGTTTTTCTACTGCTGCTAATCCAACAGCTAGTCGATTTACATTAGTCTCAGATAGAGATAGACATTTATTTCATTTTGGAACAGAAACAACTATAGGAAATACTGCTACTCAAGATCCTATGTTTGTAAGATTCTCGGATCAAGAAAATTTAAATGATTATTTACCTACAGCTACTAATACCGCTGGAACATTTAGATTAGACACAGGCAATAAAATTAACGCTGCTCTTCAAGGTAAAGATTATGTTTTTGTACTAACGGATCTTGCAGCTTATGTTATTCAATTTGTTGGCCCACCATTTACTTTTTCTGTAAGACAAGTTGGTACTAACTGTGGATGCATTGCTCAACACGCAGCTACTTATGTTAATGGTGCTGTGTATTGGATGTCAGGAGAAGGTGGATTTTTTATGTATGACGGTACAGTAAAAGCTCTTCCATGTTTAGTTGAAGATTTTGTTTTTACCACTCAAAACGGAAATTTAGGAATTAATTATGATTCTGCCGACACAATTTATTCTGCTCCGAATAGTTTATACACAGAGGTAAACTGGTTTTACCCTAAATCAGGATCAGAACAAGTAGACAGATGTGTGACGTATAACTTTCAAGAAAACTGTTGGACTACTTCTTCTTTAGCAAGAACGACTTATCAAGATCAAGGTGTGTTTACTTTACCATACGCAACAGAATACAATGCAACAACAACTCCAGTATTCTCAGAGATTTCTGGAATTACTAACAAGTACGGAGCATCTATTTATTATGCTCACGAGATAGGAACAGATCAGGTNAATAGTTCAGGCACNAGCTCTATTGATGCATTTATAAGATCAGGAGACTTTGATATTGAAGATGGAGAATTATTTATGTCTATGAGAAGATTTATGCCAGACTATAAATTTTTAGTAGGTAACTCTAAAGTAACTTTATTTATTTCTGATTATCCTTCAGATCTTCAATCTGGTTCACCACTCGGACCCTTTACAATAACAAGCACTACTGATAAAGTAGACACTAGAGCGAGAGGAAGATTACTATCTTTAAAAATAGAAAATGACGCTGCAGGTGAAACTTGGCGTTATGGTAGTTTTAGAATGGATGCACAACCAGACGGGAGAAGATAATGACAAAAAGATTAAATATTAAAAAAGCAATTAAAAAACCAGGTTCTTTAAGAAAGGCTTTAAATATTAAAAAAGGTGAAAAAATTCCTTTAGATAAATTAAACAAAGCAGCTAAAGCAAAAGGTAAATTAGGTCAACGAGCTCGTTTTGCTAAAACATTAAGAAAAATAAATAGAGCATAATGGCTAAATTAAGTAATTATATACCCGAACCTAAACAAGAGTACGACGTAGAAAATCAAAGACAGATTATAGAATCTGTAACTACTATGAAACAACAACTTAATTTTTCTTTTCAACAGGATATGAAAAATGAACAAGATACTTTTAATTATTTTTTATCATGAGTATATTTTATAGAAATCAAACTTTTGATTTAACTACTACTAATTTAACAACAGTATTAACTATTGCTGTCTCGGCTATAGCAATTGTCAAAACAGTACAAGCGGTTCATACAGTAGCTGCTGATGTACAAACAAACTTATTTATTAAGAAGCCTGGTGTAGGCGATGTTACTATTGCTACTGAAAATATTAATAAGGCAACAGTTGATATGATAACAAACACCTTGAATTTAGAAGCAGGAGATGTTATAAAACTACAAGCGGATACAGCTAATAAAATTACAGGTGTTATTAGTTATGCTTTAATAAACAGAGAGAATGAAAATGGATAAAGATATACCAACAATAAATTGTACAACTGTTATTGTTTTTAGAAATACTAAAACTGGTGAAAAGTTTACGCAGAAAGTAGAGGGACCTGATATTGTTCAAGATGTTACAGTTCAAGTTTCTCCAAAAGGATTAGATATAATGCAGAAAGTGATGAATCAAAAAAATGATAAACCAAAGCCCTAAAGGCGGAACTGAATTACAATTAGAGTATTTAGAAAAATACGTTAATAAAGAGTTATTAGATCAGGTACAGCTAACACTTTCTGTCCCTGAAAAAATACCCTTACATCCTACAAAGTTAAATATACTTTGGCAAAAAAACTCTTACGATCAACCCAATATATATCCATGGTTTAAGAATAAAGAAAACCATAAAAAGTATGATTGGTATGTTTTTAATTCACATTGGACTTATGAAAAATTTAGAATGGTATTTGAAATTCCAGAAGAAAAATGTGTTATTATTAAAAATGGTATAGATAAAATAACAAAATCAAAACCTTATGAAAAAGGTATGCCTATAAAAATAATTCATCAAAATACTCCCTGGAGAGGATTAAGTGTTTTATTAGGGGCTATGCAAAAAGTTAAGAACCCTTTAATTACCTTAGACGTTTACTCTTCAACAGAAATATATGGAAAAGATTTTCATACAAAAAATAACTCTCTCTATATTCCTTTATATGAACAAGCAAAAAAATTACCTAATGTAAACTATATTGGATACAAACCAAATTCATATATTAAAGAACATCTTAAAGATTATAATATGTATGTTTACCCAAGCATATTTGAAGAGACTTCTTGTATCTCTTTATTAGAATCTATGGCTGCAGGTTTATATTGTGTTACTACAAATTATGGAGCTCTATTTGAAACTGGAGCAGAATTTCCTATGTACATTCCATACAGTAGTAATTATAGAAGTTTAGCTGAAAAGTTTGCTTATGGTATAGAAGCTGCTGCACTTAGTTTACACGACCCAATAATACATAACCATTTAAGTTCACAATCTGAATACGCACATCAGTATTATGGATGGGGCAAGCAAGGTTCCTCGTGGGCTAGATTCTTACAAGGAGCTATAAATGCAAAAAAGTAATACGCCCTCGGGCAAAAACAATGAACCCATCTGGTTTGATGAAAACTCTCAAAACGACACAGAAATAACAACTATAAATTTAGGAGGTCAATCTCCTCATAAAATTATGTTATGCACACCTTGTCATAGTGATGTTTCAATGCATTACTGTCAAGCTGTTCTAAAGTTTCAACAAGAATGTTGGCAAAAAAAAATTGGAGTTAGTTTTACTTTATTAAAATCTTCATTGGTT